GTATAAAAATAATATATCTTACAAATTAAGAAGAGTTATTTCTAATACTATTTATCAAGCTTTAATTGAAAACAATAGTAACAAACAAGCTTCTTGTATGCAGTATTTAAGTTTTACCATTGAAGAATTAAAACAGCATTTACAACAACAATTTAAGGAGGAAAATGAATGGATGAATTGGAATAATCACGGTAGATATAATTCTAAGACTTGGAAAAATGATGATTCATCAACTTGGACTTGGAATATTGACCATATTATTCCTCAGAGTAAATTAATATATCACGATATGGAAGAAGATAATTTTAAAAAATGCTGGTCTTTAAGTAATTTAAGACCATATTCGGCAAAACAAAATGTTTTGGATAACAATAGAAGATAAATTAAAATAGTAAATAACAGCACAGTATGTGCAAACTCGATTAACAATAAGGAAAATAATGAGTACTCAAGTATATGGAGAAGTTAGCTGGGAGTCAGATTTAGGTTTTGATAAAAAGAACACCAATTCTAAGGATTTATTCTTAAGATTAGATGAAGGGACCAATGAGGTAAGATTAATTACTCAACCCTTCCAGTATTTAGTTCATAAAATTAAGAAAGATCCAGAGAATCCAAAAGATTACGGTTCTAAAGTACAGTGTTCCGCTATTCACGGTTCTTGCCCCTGTTGTGCCACTGGCGACAAAGCAAAACCACGATGGTTGCTTGGAGTTATTTCACGCAAGGATCAAACTTACAAGATTCTTGACATTTCTTACGCAGTCTTTTCACAGATTAGAAAATATGCTAAAAATGTTCAAAGATTCGGAGATCCAACTAAATATGATATCAATATTGAAGTTGATAAAAATGGAGGAGCCACTGGATATTATTCAGTGCAAGCTCTTAACAAAGATCCTCTAACTGCTGCTGACCAGGCAATTAAAGATTCAGTTAATATGGATGATCTAAAACGTAGAGTCACGCCTCCAACTCCAGCTGATGTTCAAAAGAGAATTGACAAAATTATGGGAACTACCTTAGGAGCTACTCCTGCTCCCAAGCCAACGGTTTCAATGACCGACGATTCTGACGAAGCAGCAACGGAGTTTCCAGCTTACGACGCTTCATAAAGTAAAGTAAATTGCAATTATGGCCCGAGACAATATTGTCTCGGGCATTTTGCGTTTTAGCCACAAAATTAAAGTATTCCCTGTTATATATTTTACATGATAAAAATACTTTCATTTGATTGCTCCTCTACCACCATCGGTTATGCTGTGTTAGAAGTGGATAATAATATTAATTTTATAGATGTTAATTATATTAAACCAGAGAAAGATGGTTCGCTTATTACCAAAATTGCCAATACCAGAGATAAAATAAATACTATTATTAATCAAGTGAAGCCCGATCACATTGCCATTGAAGATATTATTGCTTTTATGAAAGGGAAAAGTACAGCTCAAACCATTATTATGCTCACCACTTTTAATAGAATGATTTGTTTAGCTGCCTATGATTATCTCAATAAAGAACCTTCTCTTCATAATGTAATGTCAATCAGACATGGATTAAAAAATTCCAAAGTCTTACCTAAGAAAGAAGAAATGCCGGAATTGGTGGCTAAACATTTAAATATTAAATTTCCCTATCAGTATAGTAAAAAAGGAAGAGTTAAAGGTAAAGCTATAATTGAAAATCAAGATATGGCAGATGCAATTGCCGTAGGATTATATTATTCCTTTCTACTTACTGGTAAAATTAAAAAGAAAGTTAAAAAATGAAAGAATGTATTCGAGCTGTTAATATTTATAAAAGTTTTAATTTAAAACATTTTAATTTACAAAATATAAAACAATCTTATATTTTAATAAATAATGATATTTTAATTTTTATGAATGATACTTATAAAAATAAGTTTATAAATGAGAAGTGCGGAGTTATATTTATAACTCCCAAATGTACGTTAGAGGAGCTGCACCAAATATCTAAACATCTAAATTATACTATAATAGATACTGAGCTTTTTCTTAGAACTCTAAAACATATGGTATTCTTATAATGCATATTCAAGCTGTTAATTTATATAAAAGTATATTATCAAATAATATAATATATGAACATGATATTTTGTATTATATTCCCAGAATGTGGTTTCATCATCGAGATTATTGGCAAGAAGAAGTGTTGATTGTATTTAATGATGAATATAATGAATACTTTTATAAAGATCATAAAAGAATAATATTTGAAATTTCTACAAATACCGAAGAAGATTTCAAAAGAATCGCGGCAAATAATCTAATGATAGATGTTAAAGATTTCTCACCACATTTAATTCCTAACTATAGTATAATAGATACTAAACTTTTTCTCAAAACCCTTAAACACATGGTGTTCTCATAATGCATATTCAAGCCGCTCAACTTTATAATAATGTAGTCTCTACTCCTCAAAAATATATGCTAGATTTAATAAAATCTTCTACTATTTATTATTTACCTAATGGATATGTCTCTACTCCTGTCGTTAATTTTTATTCAGAAGCTATAATTTTATTTAATCAAGAATATACTGGATATTTAACAAAAGATAAACAAGGAGTAATTTTTAAAGTTCCCTATCCTTCTTTTGAAGAAGAATTAGAAGATATAAACAAAGATGTTAATTACTTAATAGATACCAATCTTTTCGTTAAAACTCTCAAATTAAACTTTTTCTCTTAAGGAAGCATGCAAAAATCAGAAGCTTACTCCATCTTAGAATTATCTCCTTCATCCTCTCCAGAAGAAGCTAAAAAACAATATAAAAAACTTACCAAGAAATATCACCCAGACATTAATAAAGAACCCAATGCCGAAGATAAGTTTAAACAAATTAATCAAGCTTATAATGTTATCTCCAAACCCCAATCTTTGGAACATCCAACTTATCAAGAAATTCAAAATATAGAACTTAATCTCACCATTGACTTTAAAGAATCTGTCTTAGGAACCAAAAAAGATGTTAAATATTCCCGAGTCGCCAAATGCCAACCCTGCCAAGGTAATGGTGAAATAAAGTTAGATAATGGTTGTAAAGATTGTCAAGGCAGAGGACAAATTATCAATCGTCAAAATAATATGGTCATGATGTCTACTTGCACCAAATGCTATGGAAGATCAAATACCCAAACCTGTAAAACTTGCTCGGGTGATGGCTGCCTAACTACTGATGTCTCTATCGCTGTCACCATTCCTCCAGGTATCTTAAATAATAATATCTTAAGACTTCAACAAATGGGAAATTATGCCGGCACCTTTATGGGATTAGCAGATCAATTCTCTGATGTCTTTTGCCATATTAACGTCATCCCAGATCCCAATCTTTCTTTATTAAATAAAGATGTTATATATAATTTAAACATTTCTTTATTGCAAGCTTTAACCGGAATGCAAGTAAATGTTCCCACAATCAATGGAACCCAAGATATTACCGTTCCTCCAGCTGCTAAAAATAAAGAAGAAATAATTATTCCTAAATTAGGTGTCCCTAATCAAGGAAATCAAAAGGTTATTCTTAATGTGGAATATCCAAATGTAGAAACCTTAATCTCTTTCTTGCAAGGATAATATGCCAGTCTCAGCCATCTGTAATAATTCATATACCAATGATAAAGGTAAAGTAGTAAAATGCCAACAAGTTGAACCTGTCATGGACCCAACTACCGAAAAAGTCTTCTGCCCAAATTGTAATTCTGAATTAGTCGTTAATCACTTTACCAAAATTACCATGAAAAATATTAAACAATTCAGACAAAAACCCACCATCCCCTTCTGTATTAAATGTCAAAATTGCTCCACCGAAAATCAACCCAAAATAATTAATGATAAAATCGTCTGCCCCAAATGTCTGAAAGAACATACTCACCTAACTAAAGAATTCAAAATAATGTTAAAACTTCAACTCAAGACCGTAAATAAAGATGTATAATATCGTCAATACTTGCCAAGAATTACTTAACTCTTATCCAGGCGCAATCCCTACCAAAGAATATATCTCCAACAGATTAAAAGAATCTTCTCAAACTAAATTTAAATTTGGTTATTTTCCTAACTCTGAAAATCTACCCGCTCTAACCGATCAAATAAATAAAGATACCCTAATTAATCTCAATCTCCTAAAATCTAATCTCATCGAAGACTCTTCCCCAAGAACCGTCATAACTAATTACTTTGAAAATCATCCACTAATTATGCCTTTCCATGATCCCTATGGAAATATCGTAGGCTTAGTAGGTAGATCTATAACCGATAACAAATCCATTCCCAAATATAAAAATACCCAATTCATTAAAGGTAATTATCTGTTTGGACTATTTCAAAATAAAGAATATATCCTAAAAAAAGGTCACGTCTTCTTAGTTGAAGGACAATTAGATGTCATTAAAGCTAATGAAATAGGATTAAATAATATAGTTGCCCTAGGAACTAATTCTATGACTAACTATCAATTTTCTGTTATTACCAGATATTGTAATAATCTAATTTTATTGTTAGATAATGATCAAGCTGGAATCGAAGGGAGAAAAAGAATCGTCAAAAAGTTTTCCTCGCTGGCCACAATCCGTAACTTTTACGTGCCTGAGTGTTATAAAGACATTGATGAATATGTCTCGCAAGCCAATCTTAAAACTTGTGACCAAATTAATTTTCACGTAAAGGAATGATGCAAAACTTTAATGATTATATGAAATATAAAGGCTCGCTATATGTTTATTGCTATCAATGCATCACTAATGGCAAAGTTTATATAGGACAAACTAATGATCCTAAAACTAGAGACTGGCAACATTCTAAAGGTGAAGGTCAGGTAATAGATTGTGCTATTGCTAAATATGGTAGAGAAAATTTTCTGTATTGGATTGTAGAAATCGTTAGCACTGATGAAGAATTAAATGAAGCAGAGATTTTCTGGATCGCTGAAATGAGAGCGCAATTAGGAAGAGAAAATGTTTATAATATTTCTGATGGTGGTAAATATGGAATGAGAGGTCATTCACATAGTGAAGAGTTAAAGAAAAGATTATCTGAAATAGCAATGGGAAAACCAGGAACTAATAAGGGAAAACACTTTTCTCAAGAATGGAGAAATAGATTATCAGTGTCAAATTCTAACAGAGAATATAAGGCTCGCAGAAGATTTAATGATGAACAAGCAAAAGAAATTTCCAGATTATATGTAGAAGAAAAGAAATCTATGTATTTCATTGGAAACAAATATGATTGTGGAAGAAGGATGATTCTTGATATCTTAACAAGATATGGAATCTCTCAAAGAGATTCTAATTATAGAGGACATAAAAATGGTAAAAATCTTTTTACCGAAGAACAGGAATTAGAAATTTGCGAAATATATAAAACTAATACTGTAAATAAAAATGATTTATCTAAAACATATAATTGTTCTGCACATACAATTAAGGACATTTTAATAAGACATAATGTATCAACGAAACTCAATTTGAAGGGAAAATAAAATGAATAATAAAAACAACTTAAAATTAAATGTTGAGAGCTACTGATGGAAGAGCGCCGCAATAGATCTAGTAGCTATCAACATTTAATGGCTGAAACACAGGTCCCCTCCGAAATGATGGATTCTTTTCCCAACGAAGATTCTATTTCCGCCCGTCTCAATCCATTTGAGTATAGTGAAGAATTAATGGATTTAGAAGATGAGTTAAAGAAAGAGTTTTGGATAATTGTGGAAAAGATTTTAACTCCAAGACAGAAGGAAGTGTTAAGATATTATGCGGATGGATATACTCAAATGGAAATAGCTAAGATGTTAGATGTTAATCAAAGCTCAATTACAAAGAATATTCATGGGAATATTGACTATAAGAAGGGTCGTCGAGCGTACGGAGGAAGTTACAAAAAGCTGAAAAAGATAATAGAAATGGATGAAATTATTAAAGTAATATTAGATAAGATGACTGAGGTGCGGGTAAATAAGTGGTAATATTATCGTTGTGCTTTGTATTTGTAATTGAGCTTTCAATTACATCATAAGAATTAAATACGATTAATTTTGTAAAAAATCGAATACCATTAAAAAATAATTAAAAACGACTTGACAGTCAATTTTCGATGCTTATAGTATTAAGAGCGGTCGAAGATCGGCTGTCATTTTTGTTGAAAGGATTAAAATATGAATCAATTAGAATGTGGAAGATGTAAAGAGAATAAAGATAATTCTGAATTTTATATTAACAATAAATTAGTTAGGAAATTTTCTACTTTATGTAAGGCGTGTGTTTCTTTAGAAAATAAAGAACGCAGAGAAGAAACGAAGAATCAGCGTCCACCAGTTAGAAAAAGATTATTTTTTGATCCAATTAATAATATTAAAGAATGTGGCACTTGTCATATTCAAAAAAGTGGAACAGAGTTTGGTCATAGAAATAATACTACATCTAAGTTAGATACTGATTGTAAAAGTTGTGTAGCTGAATATAAAAGAAATTATAGGGCTAAAAATAAATTAGCAAAAGAAACCTTAATAAAAGGAAATTCAAATGAATAATTTAGAAAAAATTAAAGAAAATGAAGCGATAGAAGAAATAGAGTTGGAAAATGTTAAAGTAATTAAAGATCATGCAATTAACAATTATGAAGAAGCAAAGGCTCTTTCTGAAGATGGAGAAGTTTATACTATATATTTACTTACTAATGTAAAAAGAGATATTCAAAAAATTTACGTAGGACAAACAACAGAACCACAATTAAAAGATCGTATGGGAAGGAAAGGTAATAAATATTCAAATTCTCCATATTTATTTAATGCCATTAACAAATATGGATATTTAAACTTTGAATATACAGTATTGGCATATTGTAATAGTAAAGAAATAGCTGATGCAGTAGAGGATGATTATATAGTAAAATTTGATAGTCGAAACCCAAATATAGGATATAATTTGAAAGAAGGGGGAAGTCATGGAAAACATAGCGAAGAGACAAAAAAGAAAATATCTGAAACTTTAATTAGAATAAGAGCATCTTGGACGGAAGAGCGAAGGCAAAAACAAAACTCATATATTATGGGATGGTGGAAAGAAAAAAAAAGAGGACCGCATACTAAAGAATGGAAAGATAATAATTCTAAAATGATGCAAAAACGTCACCTTAATCAAGGTCATCCGATGCAAGGAAAACATCATTCTGAAGAAGCGAGAGCTAAAATTAGTGAAGCTAATAAAGGACCGATGTCGCAAGATGAGTTAGCAAGAAGAGCTGCGACTTCTGCTAAGCACAAAGAAGTTAAAGAAAAAGTAATTGTAGCATATCAAAATAATGAAGATATTGATATTATTTGCGAACAATATGGTATTACCAGAATTAATTATTTTAAAATAATAAATAAATATAAAAAGAACAATATGCAAAATTTTAATATAGAAGAATAGATGAAAATTAACTATCATATTGATTATGAAACTGATTATGAAAAATCAGAAGCAGCATTAATATTTTTAGAAAAATTAGGAATAGATATTACTTCATTAGAAACTGATTCTTGGAATAACAGATTATTTGCAATTAATTTAGCAAATCTATTAAAAGATCAAAGCAAATTACAGAAATTAATAACTAAATTGAAATGGAGGTTGTTTTGGTAAAAGATAAATTCAATAAAGAAATTGGGTGGGAAAATTTAAAGAAGAAAGCTGATAAAGAAGAGGTGGCTCTTAAGTTTTTAAATAAATTAGGATTAAACACCTCTTATTTAGAATTATATGAAACACTTAATGATCCTAAAAAATGCCAACAATTATTAACCAAACTTAAACTGAAAGCGTTTTGGTGATGCATAATTTTCCCAATCCATTTTTCTATACTCCAGAGATGCAAGCAGCGGAAGAACAGAGGATCGCTAAGTTTAAACAAGCTAGGGAACTTTGTCAAGGTTTAGGTTTGCCGATGGTGGCGGGATTATTAGCTCCGCACATGCCTCCGGTATTGGATGCGACTCAAATGGTGGAAATATTGTTAGATGAGGTAAAACTCAAACAATTACTAACTAAATTAAAATTAAGAGCATTTTGGTAATAATCTGCAATATATTAAAGAGTTGCCAATATTTAATTATATAAATAGATATATTTGCGTGCTATGGGAGATTTAATGAAATATGATGTTGATTATTCTGGTTTATCCAAAACAATGACCAAAAAAGCATATCGATTAAGTGAAGTAAAAGACCAATTAGAGACGGTAGCATTTGACATTGTAAAGTTTAAAGATCAAGATCAGGGAGCTAATCTTTGGCAAATCCAAAGTGCCGACGATGGAGATTACATTGTGGCGTTATATGAACCGGAGGAAGATGTTAAGGTAGCATCGCCTTGGGGAGTATTGGTGACTAAGCTTGGAGAATTACAGATTTCATATAAGAATGATCCTATTATTAGAATGTCGTCAGCCAAACTTGGCATTCCGGCAGATCAATTAAATCAAATAGAACATTATTTACCAGAGAAATTAGCTACTAACAAAAAGTTGGTGAAATTATTATTGAAAGAGTTAAACGAACCAGCTCGTCAAGCAGTTGCCCAACGTTATCCGGAATTATCATAAAGGAATTATGAGTTATAAATTAAAACAATATGTAAGTTCTGTTCAACAAGAATTAAGTGATAATGAGCAATTTTCCACTTTAATTCTTTCTAATAAGTTGGAAAAGTGTGCAGAAGCATATCCTCAAGATAAGACCATTGGTATGTTATCTCGAGTTATTAAAGATTTAAATGACAATAAGACTTATTTTATTCGTAGAGCAGAATTAAAGCAATTAGGAAATCAATTCCATTCTCATTACACTAAGTTTGGAGAATTATTTGAACAAGAATTAGGAGTTGAATTACCTGAGCCCAGTATTACTTCTGCAGAAAATACTATTTATCAGAGGGATGATAAAGTCAGTAATACTGAATATCAGGTAGAAGATCAGATATTAGCTAATGCTTTAAATAATTTATTTGACAATGCTCCATTAAAGCTTTATTCACAACCCGTAGCAGATAAAGCATTAAAGTCAGTTGGTAGAGCTTTAGATTCTTGGAATTTAAATCCCAACAAATTAAGCATTGAAGATGGAAATGACAAGTTTATTATCATTAAAGCCAATTATGAGACTCCAAAGGGTATTACTTCATTTTACGTGCCTACAGAAGTAAATAAAAATAATGTTATTGATCCTAATTTATTTATGGGTAATGAGGGACCGAGTGATTTAAATCATTCATCAATTAAATCATATATTACTTCACAAGCTGGAGTCAAGACTAAGATTGGAGCTGGTGATATTTTGTTAGCATTGACTGCAGCGGCTTCAGATCATAGAGAAGTATCAGCGGCGGAATTAGCAGTTATTAGATTAAATGCTAGTAGAAAAGATAAATCAGAGTTTTTTACTAATCAGGTAGTTGGATTAACGGTAGAAGCTTCTGCTAAAGAAGATGTTAAGATTGCCAAGCTTCCAGAAGCTTTCTCTTTTGAGAAAGAGATGTCCAACCAAGGTTTGGCGGAGTTTAAGCATAAGGAGAAAGTTAAAATTGGGCGAGAGAATATTGCTCGACAATTAAAATCATTTGGATTTAATGCTCAGGTAGTGGTTAGTGGGTTTGACGATTCCAATATTTTCTATGGAGTTTCAGTTCCAGGACAAACAGCATTTACAGTTCCAATGAAAGTAATTAACAACAAACTTTGTCAAGCTACAGTTTTACTATGTGATGGATCAATTTCATCTTTTGATGAAGTTGGAGTTAAGACATTGATTAATAGCAATAAGACAGATATTAAGGTAGCAGCGGTAGCTTCAAATATGGCGACCTTGAAACCTTCAGAAGTGATTGACAATTTAAGACAAGCAATTGCTGAAGAAAACCATATTAAAGCAGAGGATGCATTAAATGTATTGGCTAATTGTGGGGATGAGAAAGCATATCAAACTGGTTGGACAATTTATTTAAACGGATTAAATAACAAAGTTGCTGAAGATACTTGTTGCAGCAAGATGATTAAGAGTGCAAATTCACAATATCCAATTTGTTCTCATACAGGTTTAGCTGTTAATAAAGTATTTCAAGACAAAGACGGAAATTGTCGTCCTTTATATAGAAAGGGCATGAATGAAACTTACGAAGGTTCTGTTTTTATGAATGCAAAAATTTTTGCTTAAATGGATAAGTTTGCGGAATGGGAAAAAAAATATTTATTTGCTGGTAGTATAACATTACCAGACGTTAAGTTTCCCATTCCTAAAATGGAAGATATTGATGCATCAATTAAGAATCAAATTAGCAGTTTATATAATTTAGTTAATACTTTTAATATTTTAAGAATCTGTGCAGATTCAGGAGCAAGAATTACATCTGACATAGATGTTAAAGCGATTCAAGGATTTCAATTCATTAGACATATTGTTGGTATTATTGATTATTTAAAAGCTAGTTCAGAAATTACTTTATCTGAAGTTAGAAGGGGATTAGAAGATTTACTACAAAGTATTAAACATAATTATCAAAGTAATAACTTTAGCAATGTGACGGAATTAATTTTTCATATTTTACCACATAAAACTCAAAGAGATAGAGAAATTAGAGAGCAAGAATATGCTAAAGCTAAAAAAGGCTTGTCAAGAATTGTAAGTTTAACTTTGACTATTATTAATCAAATGAATAAGTTAGGTGGTAAGATCGAGGAACATGGAAGATTTGAAGGAGATGTAGCTAGATTATCACCAGCAGAAGTAAATAAGTTTATACTTAATTATGGAAATGAATATTTAATTAATAATTTACAAGATTGGTATAAAGTATTTAATAGTGATTCAGATTTAGAGAAACCATTAACTACTTTAGTGCATGCATTATTGCAAGGTAAAACCCCTAAACATAGTGAAAAACTTAAACTAATAATTAAGAATATATTAAGAGGAACTTAAATGAGAACATCTGAATTACTTTATGCAATGGCAAAATGGTTAGAAAGCTCGGATAATGAGGCTTTATGTCTTGCTGAAGCTGACGAACATTGTTTAAAAGTGGTAGCTGAGTCTTGTGTTTTGGCAGCTGAACTTTTAAAGAAAGCGGCTGACGAGGTAGATCAATTAGAACCTCAAGAAACATTTATTACACCAGAATCGATTGAAGAAACTGCTGCTTTAGCTAATGCATTTGATGAATCTAATGATCCTCAGTTAAAGAGAATGGCATCGGTGTTGGATGAATTATTGTTGAGTATTGCGGCACCACCTGGAGTTAAACAAGCTAAAGAGGCTGAAGATTATGGGAGAATTGAAGAGTTAAGAAAAAAATATCAGCAACCAAGACAAGATTTAAAAGATTATAATAAGATCGGGTTGAGTGAGAAAGCTATTAAAGATTCGAAATTTTTAAAAGAATATAAGATTAATGATCAATTACTATCTGCTCGTAATTGTCCCCAACATCCAGGTAGCCAATTGCAACGCATTGGCGAACATATGGTGCGATGCGAACTAGATGGTAGAACTTACAATTACGAGACTGGTTACACGTTAGACGATGGAACTAAGGTGCCAGGTGGTTTAGTTTCTTTACAAACTGGTGACGGTGAAAATATAGGACATAATTTATTTGACACCAGAGAAGGTAGATTAAGTTCATATCGTTAAAAATTTCTTATAAACTTGTTATATAGCAAGGTATGGGAAAACAACTAACACATGAGCAATTTGTTGAACGCGCTCAAGAAAAACATAATAATAAATACACATATCCTGATTTATATATTAAAGGATATATAAAAATTAATATTAAATGCCCAATACATGGCCTTTGGTTACAAAGACCATATAGTCATTTACATGGTTTTGGCTGTCCTAAATGTGCAAATGAATATACTTCTTTGTTTTTTATAAAAGATAAACAGAAGTTTATTGATGAGGCAAATATTAAACATAATTTTAAATATAAATATTTAGATGAATATCAAGGCTCTCATAAAAAAATAAAAATAACTTGTCAATCTCATGGTGATTTTTTACAAACACCAGATAAGCATTTAAATGGAGGAAATGGTTGTCCTCATTGTTTTGGTAATGTTAAAAAAACTACGCAACAATTTATAAATGAGGCTAATATTGTTCATAATTATCGTTACACATATCCTGGACAATATATTAACGCTAGAACAAATATAGATATTAAATGTATAATTCATGGTATATTTCAGCAAGTTCCAGATGTTCATCTTAATGGATGCGGATGTCCTTCTTGCGCTATTAAAAATGTTTCCAAACCAGAAACTAAATGGTTAGATTATTTAGGTGTTCCTAATAATAATAATTATAGACAATTAAGAATAAAAATTGGTCATTCTTATATTAAACCGGATGCATTCAATCCAATTACTAATACTATTTATGAATTTTATGGAGATTTTTGGCATGGCAATCTTAAAGTACTTAATCCTAAAGATATAAATAAAACCAATAAAATAAGTTATGGCAAATTATATCTTAAAACTATGGAAAGAGAACGCCTTATTAAAGAACATGGATATAATTTAGTTACCATTTGGGAAACAGATTGGAATAAATTCTGTAAAGAAAACAAACTCTAAGGCTATCTATAATATAGTATTTATTAAGAAATCTATTATAGAAAGTCATATATGAGCAAAGTTGCAGTTGAAAAAATCTTAAAACATCCCGATAAGGACGAGCTTATCGGCAAGCTAATTCTCGGAATATCTTCCAAAGATATTAACGAGTGGCTTGCTGTTAAGTATTCTTCCATTAGTGATAAGAATCTAATAATTTCAGAAAGTTATTTAAAAAAGTTTAAAGATTCTTATCTTGATGTTTATACTCTTATTAGAGAAGACATTGAAGAAGCCAAAAAAGCAGTAGCAGCTTCTACAGAAGATCAATTATCATTATCTGTTAAAGGTAATTCATCATATAAAAAAATGATGTTGCAATTAGCTACTAAAGAAATTGATATTAGATCAATGGTAGCTAATTTAATTATTGCTATTGAAACCAGATTAGCTCAAGTTTTTGATGAGATTCAAGAAGACCCAAAAAATATTAATTCCAGAGTAGATAGAATCTTAATTGAATATGCCGAAACCTTAGGTGGATTATTAGAAAAATATTACAAATTCACCGAAAGTCCAGCCGATCTTACTATTCAACATAACGTGACGCTGCATGCAGTAGATAAACATATTGAAGTTTTTCAAAACGTTATCAAAGAAGTGTTATCACAAATTGATTTAGAATCTTCTATGTTTTTTATGGAAAAACTTAATGAAGAAATGAGTAAATTAAAGGCTCCAAATATGACACCAGATGTTATTCCAAACACAGATGTTAAATTAGCAGAGGTTAAACTTCTTAATGAAACCATTAATAAAAAGTTGAATTCATAATGTCAAAATTAAAAAATATTTATAAAGATTTAATTAATAAAACCAATCCTTATCAAGACCCAAAAGGTTATCTTAATTCGCCAGAAGCAAAAAAACGCCAAGATAAATCTAAAATTGTTAAGCAATTATTAAAGAATCAAAAAACTATTGAAGAAAAAGAGAAAAAAGATTTAGAATTACAAGATTCTTTAGAATTAGATACTAAAGCTTATCCAAACGATAATCAATATATACATATTCCCCCGGCACATGACGTTAAGAAATGGGAACATACGGTTAAAAATATATTTTATAAGCAAAAAGCAGGGTTAGATTATCAACAAGCCATTCAGCAATCAACAAATGGATGGAAAAAAATGGAAGTTTTAAGCTTCTTAAATTGGTTAAGATATTATCAAGAGAGAACTCCTATGAAATATAAGTCGGCTCAAGTTTGGTATGAAAATGGTCAGCCAGGATATTTCTTACATATTAAAAAAGATCAAGAAAAAGAAGAGCAGGAAAAAGAAGATGCCCAATCTGCCGCAGATCAACAAGCTGAATCAGAAGCTCAAGAAGCATCTCAGCGAGAGGAAAAAAGACAGATTATTGAAAAACAACGTTCTAAGATTATTGCTCGCTTAGATTCAGCAGAAAGATTATTACGTTCTTTAGAAGGACAACATTTTGCTGGCCCAGAATTAGAATCATTAATGGAATCAATTTATAATCTTAAGAAAAAAGTTCAATTAGTTAATAAATTAAGTGTTTCCACCAGACTTTATGAAGACATGATTGTTAGAGAAGCTAATGTTTTAAGTCGAAAAGGATTTATTAAAGCTTCTAATATGTTGTATGCCGTAGCTCAAACTCCAGGCGCAGCTGCTGAGAAATCTAGCGGATCTCAGGGTGAAGGTAAATTACCTGCTCCAGAGACGCCACAAGATCCAAGTGGAGCGGGAATGACGGGGAATATGGGAGATTTAACCACTCAACCAGGAACTCCTAATATTAATACACCAGCAGGTGGAGATCAAAATGGAGATCAACCTCCGGTTGGAGCATTGGCAGATCCTCCTGCAGTAATTAAAAAGAAAGAACCAAAAGGTATTAAAGATTTCACTAAGAATATGAATGAAGGTATTCAGTCAGATGCTGATTTAGATAATTTAGAAGTTAATGATCAAGATGAAGAGTTGGTGGTAGAAGCTCAGACAATTCCTGCAGCTGCTTTGGAAGATGTGCCAATTACGGATTCACCAGTTCCAGCAAGAGGAAATAAAGTTGAGGCGCCTGAATTAGCTCCTAAAGTTAAAACCAAAGCTCCCGCTTCATTACCAGATGATAATTTAGAGGTGACGGAAGATGATATTCCAAAAAATAGTGGTAAGGGTCAAGAAGGATTAAATCAATTTGATCAGCAGGTAAGTCAGGTTTTTTCAAACGTGACGATTGAAGATGTGGTGGCGAAGTTGGAAAATATTTCGAAAACTTATAAAAATAAGTCGGGACCAAGAGAATTGAGCCTTATCGACTTAATGCTCAATTCCCTTGGATTAAGTTCACTATTTATAGAATTGTATGAATCTATCAACAAATCATTTGAGTCTAATAACTATATTAATTCAAGAATTGATACAATGCTTGCAAAACTGAAGGGAGCTGTTAATTCCTCTGATTCGACTCCAACCGATCCTACGCAGGAAGTATCTCAAAGTCCAGAAACATTGGCGATTAAAAATAAATTAAAATCTAATGAAGATAAAGAAACGCAACGTAAACAAAAGCGCAAAGAACAAGAAAATATAATGACTGATGAAGTTGCTAAAGAGACTCCTGAGGTAGAAGTTCAAGATGATTTAGCAACACCACTTTCTCCACCAGTTCCATCGAAAGTCGCACCAACGGTATAAATCCGTGATATAAGTAGTTAGGAGGTTTTCCATGGCGAAAACTATGACTACTGAAGAGTATATTGAAAAAGCAATTAAAAAACACGGCACTATATTTGATTATAGTAAAGTCATTTATTATCGCTGTCATGATTTGATTACAATTAAATGTAAAATACATGGCGATTTTATATTACAAGCTTACGCGCACTTATCTGGAAAAATCTGCCCTAAATGTTCAAGAATTAATCAAATTAATAGCATTAAAATACCGCAAGAAGAAGTATTAAATAAATGCAGAGATACTCATGGTAATAAATATGATTATTCAAAATCTATTTATTATGGTTCAGGTGAAAAAATGTTAATTACATGTTTAAGCCACGGAGATTTTTGGCAAACTCCACATGATCATATTTCAGGACATGGATGTAAAGAATGTGGTTTTGATGTTTCCAGGAAATGTAGAATATTATCATTTGAAGATTTTAAAGCAAAAGCAGATAAAATATTTAATAACAAATATACTTATAATAAAATAGATTATGATAATAATGCTCGTAAAAGCAAATTAACTATTAATTGTTTAGCACATGGGGATTTTATACAAAGTAGGAATTGTCATCTAAATGGTCATGGTTGCCAACAATGTGGTAAAAATAAAAGATTAACACCTGAAATTACTATTAAAAGATCAAAAATCGCTCACGGAAATCTTTATGATTATTCTTTATTTACCACCATTCTTGATAATAAAAAAATGAATATATTGTGTAAAGAACATGGTGTATTTATACAACGGATTCATGATCATATGAGAGGGGTTGGTTGCCCTCAATGTGGATATAAATCAAAATCTGAGAAAGCTTGGTTAAAATCATTAAATATACCACATTTAAAATATCAAAATAGAATTTATTTAGATGAATCTTATGATGAATCTTTTTACATAGCTGATGCTTACGATCCTATTACTAATACTATTTATGAATTTGACGGAGATTTTTGGCATGGAAATCTTCAAATCTACGATCCTAAAAAAATAAATAGTTGTAGTAATTTGACATTTGAACAATTATATAATAAAACAATTAAGAAAAGAAATACATTAATCAAAATGGGATATAATTTTATTTCAATTTGGGAATCGGAGTTCTTAGCTCGAAACCAAGAATAATTTGATATATTTGATATGAAGCTTCGAGAATTATTAAACATTTTAAAACAAACTCAACAAGAGTTTGAAACCTCGGAAGCTTTAATTTGCGGCGGTACGGTTAGAGATAAATATCAATCAAATATAAATGGTTCTAAATTAGATGGTATAGCTGATTTAGATTTATGCACGGGTGATAAAACCATAGATTTACTATCTGAAGAGTATTATAATAAATTAGCTAAGCAATTTAATATTGAGCGTAAAGTAATGGCAGACGGTCATTCTACCATCTTCATTGGCAATCTTAAAATGGATTTCTCTTCTAATTTTAATATTCCCAATATTGATCATTATTTAAAATATCTTAAAGTAGAATCTACTTCTTTAAATAAGGAAGTTTTCTCCAGGGATTTTACTTGCAATGCTTTACTAATGAATCTTGATTTAACTAAAATTATGGATCCTACTCAAAGGGGATTTAAAGATATTAAAGATAAGAAAATTAGAACTTGTTTGTCTCCTAAAATTACTTTAACTTCTAACAAGAATAGAGTAGTTAGGGCTATTTATTTGGCTTGTAAATTAGATTTTGATATAGATCAGTCTATTATAGATTATGTTAAAGCTAATCCATTAACTATTAAAATTTCTACTCCAAAATCTTTGTCAGAAAAATTAAATCAAGCTTTTGCAAAAGATGGAGATAGGGCGTCTGATTTAATAACTAAGATGGGATTATGGAATCAGGTGCCAATCTTAGAATCTATGTATCAATATTATCAAAAACATTTGGAGAAATAAATGAATATAGTTAGTTTATTATTTAAGTATGCTCAGACAGAAAAAGTATTGGCTAAATTAGACCAATTAGGTGTAACTAGTAATATGGTTAATTATGTTGTTGGGCTTGATCCTAAATTATATGGATTAGCATTAGCAGAAATAAATAAAAATAAAACTATATCTATTGATGAGTTAAAAAATAAGATTACACAAAAACTTGAAATTATTAAATTAAAAGAACAAACTGCACAAAATATTGAAAAAGACATTCCACAGATTGATAATGTTAATATTAAAAATTGGGCAGTAAATCAAATTAAAAAATATCCTAATAAAAAAGCAATACTTTTACAACATTTAGATAAAATAATTAAAGTAGTAAATGAACAAGAAATTAATATATTTTCTTATGATATAGATAGTATTATTAAATATGTTAATGAATATGATAAAATGGGATTGTCATCAAATGATGAATCATCTAATTTTATTAATAAAGCATTAGATCATGCTAATAATAAATTAATGACTATTAATAATAAATCATTAATAGCTTGGTCTAAGGCTCATTTATTAAGAATTGCTAAAGAGTGGAAAAGAAATATAGATAAAGAATTAACGAACAAACCATTTAATCATTTGGTTGGGGAAGCTAAACAAATGAAAGAAGATTTAGATAATGGATTATATAGGGACAAAGAATTGCCGAATACACCATTAAGAAATCGAGAATTTGATGCTTTATTGGCTAATTTAGATTTTCTTGATGATTGGATAAGTAATACTAATATTGATTTATCTAAGATTTCAGTTGATGCGGCCATCAAGCATAGTAATGATTGGCATCATAAGGTGGCAGAATCTGGAACTGGGTTAAAATTCGATCCAATTAATAAGTCAAATATAGTATATGGTCCAAATAATTGGAAAGATGAAAAGAATAATGGTTTTATAATTTTGGAATTAAAGTCTGAAAACGATCTTAAGGTAGAGGGAGCGAAACAAAATCATTGTGTGGGAGGCTATGGTGAAAAAATTAAAAATCAAGAATGTAGGATTTTCTCTTTAAGAAATGTTAATGATATATATAAACCAATCCTAACCATTGAAACGGATATGAGTGGGGCTATAGTTAGGCAAGATTATGGTGCTGATAATTCCAAATCCGATCAAAAATATCATGATATGGTTTCAGAATGGAAAGGAACTAATAAAGTAGATATGTCTAAATTATCTAATGAAGACAAATATCAAATTATAAATAATAATCCATCAATGGAAATATTAAGACAATTATCTGAAGATTCACATATGGGTATCAGACATGCAGTTGCGGAAAAAGAAAATCTTGATTATAATATTTTATTAAAATTATCACAAGATCCGAATCATCTTGTTAGAGAAAAAATTGCACAAAAAGAACCTGCTCCAGCTGATATTTTAAAAAAATTATCACAAGATCCGAATCATCTTGTTAGAGCAGCGGTTGCACAAAATGACACTACTCCAGCTGATATTTTAAAAAAATTATCAGAAGATCAAGATTCTTATGTTAAAGAAAGGGTTGCACAAAATGACACTACTCCAGCTGATATTTTAAAAAAATTATCAGAAGATCAAGATGATTATATTAGAGCAGTGGTTGCGCAAAATAAAAATACTTCTCCTAATAGTTTATCAAAATTATCAGAAGATCAAGATCAACATGTTAGAGAATGGGTTGCAAAAAATGTAAATACTCCACCTAATAGTTTATCAAAATTGTCAAAAGATGAATACGCTAATATTAAATTAGCAGTTGCAAAAAATAAAAATACCCCACCTAATGCTTTAATAGAATTATCAAAAGAGAAATATCTTTATATTAGAATATATGTTGCACAAAATAAAAATACTCCTATTGAAACTTTGCATATTTTAGCACAAGATTCTGATGAAGTAGTTAAAGATTATGCAAAAGAAACTCTTGAAAAGTTAAAAAAATCAAAAGCCTCTATTTTAAATAATTTAACTAAAAAGTCTAGATTTAATCTTTTTAAAAGAATTATTAAAGCAGGTCCTAATTATGATTTAGGTCAAGGTCTTTATGATAATATGGATAAATACAAAAGCGTTAAACAATTCTTAAAACGTCCACATGGTCCTGGTGCATTTACCAAAGATATTAATAATATAGATTTTAAGGATGACAATATTGAATCCAATCCAATTATACCAGAATCTGGTTCTTCATATTTAGATTCAATACCAATTTCTTACAATGAAAATTATACCGCTCTGCCAGATCAAGATGGCAAAACTGAAGCCGATCTTGACTTCGGAGAAGATATAGACAATGATAGTCAAGGTCATCTTGATTATGTTAAAGAATTAATTGATCCTAAAGATTTAGAAAAGTTAGAATCTAAATACTTAGACTCTTCAGAACAAGGATTATTTGGTCTGCCCGATGGAGTTGATCAAGAAGGACATGACGCAGACCAAACTATCTCTATAGAAAATTCTAATGTGGTTAAAGATAATGGAAGACAAATGTATGAAGATAAATGGAATATCTAATATTTAGATATAATAATAGATCTATCTTTTATAAGGAACTAATAAATGTTAAAATTTGCTCAAGACGCAGAATTATTTGTCATGGATTCAGCCATGTCTCCAGCTTCTCAATTACCAGCGGCTGACGAGCATTCGGATTTAAATCTTGCAGATTCTCATGAAGTTCATCATCATCACCACTTTGATCCTAAAGAGTTGGAAGTTACGGAACCTTTGGATATTGAAATTATAGTGGAAGACTTGCCAGGTGCTCCTGCAGGAACTAAAGATCCTGAACCAACGTTAGAAGTTGTAGAACCAGAAGAAGAAAAAGATAATAATGATGTTAAGACCAAATCTGAAAAATGGGATTGGTCAGCTCATGGACCCACAGGATTCGTAGCTTGGGTTAAATCAAGAATGGAAGATGTCCCTAAACACTCGGGTTATGATTCAGCTGGTTTAGAAAGATCATTAGCTTATATGGAAAAATTAGATAATGAAATTTCCAAAGCCATGAGGTTGGATTTAGATGGTGAATTAGATGCTAATAAAATTGAAGAGATTCGCTCCAAGATTGATGATGGTATGTCAAGACTTCAATCAAGATTAGATAAAGTAAAGAAAACCAAAAAATCTAATAAGAAGAAAAAAGCCTATATTGAAGAAGATGGTTTTATTAAAGAAGCTCAAAAAATCACAGGCATTCAAGGGACTTTTGTTACGGTGCCATTATTAATTTCCAGCATTGGTCGTATCATAATTAATAGTATGGTCTCTGCAGGACATGACATGGAAGATATGAGCGCTCAATTAGTTAAAAAATATTCTTTAAATGATAGAGAACAGTTAGAATTAAGACAATATTTGTTTGATTCTGGTGTGGCAATGAGAGTTGATTTGGGTATGCAGCCTGACGAGGAAGTTGATACCACCGTCGATCACTTCGACTGGGTATCAAATTATAGTTCTTAAGGAAATATGAAATATTCTAAAAATCAATCTTTTAGCAGCGCTTCAGATTCATCATATGACGAATGTCATTGGTTAAAACAATTTGAAGATAAATTACTAAAAACTTCCGTTCAATCTAAAAGTAATGATGTTTATGATCAAATTACTTCTATTATGAACTCTAAATCTAAATATTCTTCTGTGCAAGAAGCTGTTTCTGAAATGATGAATCGCTCAGGTTTAAATGATTATTTAAATAAAAATAAAATTGCTGAAGCACAAGATTCTTCATCAAGTTCCAAATCTCCTGAATTACAAACTAAAGAATATAAAATGCCATTGGTAATTCAAATGCATCCTGATATTTTAAATACTTTAGAAAATATTATTACTGATTCTAAAGGAAATAAATCGGTGCCAACTATTTTGAACAAACTTCATTCTTTGCACGCTAAAGATGTTGGAGATGAAGCGGCTTGGGAAGATGACAAATTAATTAGATTGATTTCTAAAATGAACTTGGAAGCTAAAACAAATAATCCAGGAAGTTATGAAAACTTTAGCGGATTAGGGAAACAAGATAATTCTATCGCAGATTTAGATACTTCTAATTCAGATGCATTCTCTGGTTTAATGCCAGCTAAAATGTAACGATTTTACTTTATTAAAATGTAACGATTTTAATTTAAATAAAAATAGCCCGCATTCAATTAAGAATGTCGGGCTATAGTTTTGTCTTAAAATTATAATTTATTTGATTAATTCATCTTCATTAATTTCAAAATATAATTGTCGAGCTTGTTCTCTAAGTTTATTTTCTTCTTCATTAGAGATAGAATAAAGCTGTCTAATATAGATTTCAGCTACTTTAGAAGTTTGTTTGTTTGGACGAATATCACTATATTCTTTTTTGGCATTACAATTATGGCATAATAATTGAAGTTGAGTGCCATTACCAGGATAACCAAAAGATTTTAAATGTTGATAAAAATCAGTTCCTGCAGAGGTTGGTTCGCAAGAACCATTATTATTAATATGATCTAAAGTAAGAAATAATGGATGTGTTTCATTACAGCTAATACATTTTCCACCATAAGCTTGAATCATTTCTAATCTTTTCTTTATTACCTGTATTCTTCTTAATACTAATTCTCGTTTTTTATATTCTTCTTTGGTTAAATGTGTTTGTTTTATTCCTCTATCACTTTCTGGTAAAATATCTTTTGGTAAAATATTTCCTGAATGTTTGTGAGCGCATTTATCCCAAAAACCTTTTACATAATTGCAATTAAAACATAAACACTGGTATTTAGATAATAAATCACACAAAGATAAATTATCTAATTTTTTCATATAATTA